CGCAGAAGAGTTCTTCGCTTCCACCTACCCGACAATATCATCTGGTAAAACCACCAAGATGGTCATCATATCAACTCCATGTGGAATGAACCACTTCTATCGAATGTGGATGGATGCGCAGGAGGAGAGGTCTGAATATGTTCCAGTAGAGGTTCACTGGTCAGAAGTTCCCGGCCGGGATGATGAATGGAAAGAGTCAACGATCCGCAACACATCCAAAGAGCAGTTTGCACAGGAGTTTGAATGTGAGTTCATCGGATCTCAGAATACCCTGATCAGCGCAACGAAGTTGAAGGAAATGCCATTCGCAGATCCGCTGCGGTCATCAGGACAAGTTGATGTATATGAGGAACCGATACCAGATCACATCTATACGATAACGGTAGACGTTAGTCATGGAGAAGGGCTGGACTTTTCGACGTTTTCAGTGATCGACTCGGGTCAGTTCCCATATCGTGTAGTGGCTAAATACCGGTCAAGCTCAATATCTCCACTTGAATATCCAACGGTTATTCAGAATGTAGCCAAAACATACAATGATGCTTGGGTACTCATTGAAATTAATGACATTGGTCAGCAAGTCGCTACGATTCTACATGAAGATTTGGAATACGACCACATCCTCTATGTAACCACACGAGGTCGCGCAGGCCAAGGTCTCGGGACAGGGTTTGGAGCAGGTCAGCTCCAGTTTGGAATCAAGACGAGCAAGAAGGTGAAGCAAATTGGATGCGCCAATCTCAAGAATCTTGTTGAAGCGGATCGACTGATCGTAGAAGACTTCGATACGATATGTGAGATGACAAGTTTCATTGCTAAAGGATATAGCTATGAAGCGGAACCGGGACACCACGATGACCTCATGATGAATCTGGTTCTATTTGCTTGGTGTACTACTGAACCATATTTCAAAGAAATCACCAACGTTGATACTCACAAGAGGATGGTGATAGATAAGATCCGAACAGATAAACTGAAACAGAAGGAAGCCGACGATCGCGAGCTAGAGAATCTTGTGCCGTTTGGTATCATCAGCGCCGGAGATCCTGATGTCGATAAATACATCGTAGCTAGACAAGGAAGTGATGCTTGGATTTGGGATGGAGACGACGACTGGTAGATCTAAAAAACGCATATGTATAAATATCTCCCAGAAGAGAAGCTCGTTAATTCGAGTATAATTTTACGAAGGAGATACAGATATGGCCTTCCAGATTTCACCGGGGGTTCAGGTAACAGAAGTTGACCTGACTACGATTATCCCGGCTGTTGGCACAACAGATGGTGCGTTTGTAGGTACATTCGCATGGGGACCAGTTGACGAGATTGTTTTGATTGACTCTCAGTCGGCGCTTGTTCGGCGCTTCGGTAAACCAGACTCAAATAACTTTGAGCATTGGTTCTCCGCATCAAACTTCCTTGACTATGGCAATAAACTCAAAGTTGTTCGCGTGGTCAATACATCAGATGCCAGTGGAGCAAATAACGCAACATCGGCTGGTGTTACGGCTCTAGTTAAGAATCGATCTGACTACGATGTCACTACAAAGACAACATTCGGAGATTGGGTAGCAAAGTATCCCGGTGCAGTGGGAAACGCGCTTCGAGTTTCTGTCTGCGATTCGGTTCCTGGCCAGTTTTCTAACACATCTCTTGGGTTCTCGGCCAATGTTGTTTCCGGGTCTAATATTGTAAGATTCGAGGGGCAGCAGGTTCGCAATCTGGAATTCGTGAAGGGTGATGTAGTCACCTTTAGTTCGACAGCGAATGCTCCTGAAGCTGATTTTGGCGCGACAGTAGACTCCACCGGGGCCATTCATCCTGCTGCGAACATCCCATCCGGGTCATATGTTGTTGTTGAAAATTCGACACTAGATACTATCACCCTCGATCGTGAAATTCCAGTTACCGCAAGTAACCTACTTGTTTCTCGCAAGTGGGAGTTCGCCGACAACTTTGACCTGGTTCCTGGCAATTCAGAATATGCAGTTCAGCGAAACGCGACGGAGGATGAGATCCACATTGCCATTTCAGATCGCACGGGTATCATCACGGGAACAAAGAACACCGTCCTTGAGACATTTCCAAATGTATCTAAGGCATCGGATGCTAGGAATTCGGATGGAACTTCCAATTATTACGTCAACGTAATAAATGATCAGAGTCAATATATATACTGGGCAAACCACCCAACTAGCATCACTACAGGTGAACACTTCACGGTAGTTCTCCCGTTCGGCTCCGTAGACATTCCAACTACCGGTCAATCTGATGTAGATCTCGGCACATCGATGGCGGATGCTGCGGGCGTTGCATTCAAAAACATTATCGGGTCAGCGTTCCCCGGAGCGGCGACAAAGAATCACCTTCCTCTGTCGAGCGACATATCTGGAGGAACGGACGGGAATGCTACTACTCCCGGCCCATTCCAGAATGGATATGATATCTTTAACAATCCAGAAGAGGTTGATATTTCGCTGGTCGTTTGTGGACCACATGATGGTGTAGTTTCTCGCTATGTCATCGACAATCTTGTAGAAGATCGTAAGGACTGCGTAGCGTTCGTATCACCTCAGTCATCGGACTGTGTGAATGTGAGCAATCTCAGCACAGCACTAACGAACGTCGTAGGATTCCGAACGACATCTACTGGGATTGACGGGCGAAGCTCGTCCTATGCTGTCATGGACTCTGGATGGAAGTATCAGTATGACAAGTTCAATGATGTGTATCGATGGGTACCACTCAACGCCGATATTGCTGGTCTATGTGTAAATACCGATAATGTTCGTGATCCGTGGTTCAGCCCTGCTGGGTTGAATCGAGGGCAGGTTAAGAACGTTGTCAAGCTCGCGTGGAACCCACGACGGGCACATCGCGATGAGCTTTATAAGAACGGCATCAATCCAGTCGTGAATCTTCCGGGGCAGGGAACTGTCCTCTTCGGAGACAAGACACTTCAGATCAAGCCAAGCGCATTTGATCGAATCAATGTGCGACGATTGTTCATTGTTCTTGAGAAAGCCATCGCCGCAGCAGCCAAATACACACTATTCGAATTCAATGATGAGTTCACGCGCGCTCAGTTCCGCAACCTAGTCGAACCATTCCTTCGGGATGTTCAGGGGCGACGAGGTATCTATGACTTCAAGGTTGTATGTGACGCAACAAACAACACACCAGAAGTTATTGACCGCAACGAGTTCGTTGGAGATATCTACATCAAGCCCGCACGGTCGATCAACTTCATTACGCTAAACTTCATTGCAGCACGAACGGGTGTTCAATTTGACGAGATCGTCGGACAGTTTTAATCCATAAGGAGTCATTAAAATGGCATTCAACATCAATGACATTCGTAGCCAGCTAACTGGTGGCGGCGCGCGGTCTAATCTGTATCAGATTGAGCTTGCAATGCCGGCTACTGCTGGTCCGGCTTCTGCGGCCGCATCACAGAAGTTAACATTTACTTGTAGAGCAACTCAGTTGCCTGGTGCTACGGTTAGTCAAGTTCCAATAAGCTACTTTGGTCGCGAAATCAAGCTTGCTGGTAATCGAACTTTCGAAGACTGGTCGGTCACAGTATTCAATGATGAGGATTTCCTCGTCTTTGATGCCCTCAACGGATGGATGAACACTATCAACACACACGAGGGTAACATCCGAACAGCCGGGACATCACCGATTAGTTATCAGACAACTGCTGATGTCGTACAATTTGGCAAGCAGGGTGATGAAATCAAACGCATCAAACTGGTCAATCTCTGGCCAACCAATATTGCTGCAATGGATCTCTCATGGGACGCCGCAGACGCCATTCAAGACTTCACGGTGACTTGGGCATTCGATTACTGGATTAACGAGGGAATTACTTCGTAATTCAGATAGTTTTGATTTAAAAGGGGATGTGGTTACCTTACCCAGTGAGGTGGGCCTACATCCCCTTTTTTTTATCCTAAATAGAATAAGAGACTCCACACAAATAATGAGGTAAGTTCCATATGGCATATTCATTCTTCGGATTTGAGATTAGAAGTAAGAAGGAACGCGAAGCGTCTGATGAAAAGAACCTTCTTGCGTTCACCGTTCCCGAATCCGAGGAAGAAGCGGTAGACGCAACGCCGATCGGTGGATATGGTGGTGGTGGTCAATACGGCATCTCCATTGATATTGATGGTTCAATCAAGGATGAGAACCAACTCATCACTCTGTACCGCACTATGGCAGTTTACCCTGAAGTGGACTATGCCATTGATGATATTGTCAATGAAGCGATCGTCGATGCTGATCACGATTTCTGTGTGACCTTGAACACTGATGGAGTTGAACTTGGTGATGGTGTTAAGAAGAAGATTGCCGTAGAGTTCGATAACATTCTCGAAATGCTAGACTTTAAGCTCAAGGCATATGACATCTTCCGGCGTTGGTATGTTGATGGCAAGGTGTACTATCACGTTGTCATCGATAAGACTAATCCAAAAGCAGGGATTCAGGAACTCCGTTACATTGATCCCCGAAAGATCAAGAAGATCAAGGAGCGTCCAAAGCTAAAGACAGGAGTAGCATCCAAAGAAAATGTTCCATTGGCTATCAAGGATAAGGAATACTACATCTACAATGCAAGAGGGCTTGAGTCAAAGAATAGCAGCCCAATTCCCCTTACTCCAGATTCAATTGCATTTAATGGATCTGGATTGATTGATGCTTCACGCAAGCGAGTCATCTCAAATCTGCAAAAGGCAGTACGCCCTTGGAACCAGCTCAAAATGCTCGAAGACGCTGTGGTCATCTATCGCATATCGCGCGCTCCAGAACGAAGGGTATTCTATGTTGATGTGGGAAACCTACCAAAGCACAAAGCGGACGCATATCTCAAGGATCTGATGATTCGGTTCAAGAACAAGGTAACATATAACGCAGAAACAGGCGCCGTGGAAGACGCTCGATATCACCGAACTATGCTTGAAGATTTCTGGCTCCCTCGTAGAGAGGGTGGTAGAGGAACTGAAGTCAGCACACTCTCTGGTGGACAGAACCTCGGAGAGATTGAAGATGTTCTGTACTTCCGCCGCAAACTTTACCAGGCAATGAATGTCCCACGAACGCGAATGGAATCAGATAGTGGATTCTCAATCGGTCGAGACACAGAGATCACGCGGGATGAGGTGAAGTTCGGAAAGTTCATTCAGCGACTACGCAATCGATTTGCTCTGCTATTCATCGACTTGCTTGAGAAGCACCTCATCCTCAAGAACATTATCTTGGCCGAGGATTGGAAGTCTATCCGTAAGAACTTGCGCTTTGAGTGGGAACAGGACACTCACTTCATGGAACTCCAGCAGCTTGAGATGACCCGTGGGCGCATGGATATCCTAGATACGGTTGATGCCCATGTCGGGACATATATATCAAAGGAATGGGTCCAGAAGAATATTCTCAAACAGGATGAACAAGAAATCAAAGAGATTGCCGCTCAGATCAGGAAGGAAGAAGGAGCAGGGGAGACTGTTGTTAGTCCAGCAGGTCTGGGTGATCAACCTATGGAACCTGAAGAGGAAGCTCCAATGAATAATAATGCGGCTTCCCAAGAGGAACAGTAAATGAAGATTACTTCAATGTACCCACTCCTTTGGAGTGGGGAGCGTAGCTCTACATTGGATAATATATGATAATGAATGCTGTATCTACTTTGGCCTTGGCCGATTACTCTTTATATATACGTTCTAGACCCAAAAAACACCTGCCAATTTCACCTAAATAGAAAAAGGCAGATCTATAAATACAACAAATACAATAAATTTAGGAGATTTAAATGAGCATCAAAGATATTATTCGTTCGGTGAAAACTCAAGATGCCCTTGAATTCAAGAATTCCGTCGAGGCTGAACTTGGCTCTCGTATGACAAATGCCTTGGACAACAAGAAGATCGAATTAGCTCAGAGCTTGTTTGATGCAGATGAAGAATAAGTAAACGCCCCTATTGATACCGGGAGAGGAAATATCCGATGATGAAGTTTAAAGAACTCCGAGAAAAGGTTAAAGCCAAGTCAATCCGCGCAGAAGACGGGGAAGAGCAGAAGCTTGCCGATCTTGCATCGGATGAATCTCAGCTTGACGACGCAAGCGCCCAAAACCGTAATCCCGATGGGACCGCAGAAGATCAGGTTGATAAGTCAATCAAGCCTATATACAAGAAAACAGAGAATGGTATGTATACCCTGGCTAATGAAGAAGTCGATCAGGTTGATGAAGCTGTTGATGCTGCCAAGCTACTCAGCAAGAAGGACGTTGCTGTATATGGAAAGAAAATGTCGAAGGTGCTTCGCCTTACAGGTGAGGGTAACATTAACGGCGCGATGAAGATTAATGCCACTCTTCCTAAAAATGTTCGGAAGGTACTAACACACGTTAGTAATGAGAACGAGCTAAAGTCAGTTCTTAGTGGTGTGAAAGAGGAAGTTGAATTTGATATCACAGAGAATACCATCGATGATATCAAGAAACTGACCTCACTGTCTCAATCAGGAACAGTCCGCTTTGCTGATGGATCATCTACAAAGGTTTCGCCTGAAGTTGCAACTGCGTTGCTCCAGACACATGGAAACCTGAACACAAACAACCAGACAAAGTTCGCAAAGAAGCTCGCCTCGTCTGCGAAAGAATTTGCTAAACTAGAGAAGTTTGCTCTTCAACAGACACAGATTTCTGGTCGTTTGCATCAGCTAAATAATCTGTAAGGAGAAAGTCATGAAGTTGATTAGCGAGCTAACAGAACAGGTCGAGTATATCGTCGAAGAAGTTGAATTGACGGAAGGCAAGAAAGAGAAGACCTACAAGATTAAGGGCCCTTTCTTGCAAGCAGAGATCACCAATAAAAACGGTAGACTGTATCCGAAGCAGACAATGATTCGAGAACTCGGCCGATACAATGAAGAATATGTCAAGAAGAACCGAGCCTTCGGTGAGTTGGGTCATCCCGAGGGCCCTACGATCAATCTTGATCGTGTTTCCCATATGATCACAGACATTGAAGAGAGTGGAAACGACTTCATCGGAACAGCCAAGATTCTTGGTACACCTTATGGGAACATCGTGCGCAATCTTATTTCCGAGGGAGCGCAGCTTGGTGTTTCTTCTCGTGGAATGGGAACGCTCAAAGCGGGTCGTGACGGAGTTCAGGTTGTCCAAGATGACTTCCACCTCGCTACTGCTGCTGATATTGTTGCTGATCCGTCCGCACCTAACGCTTTTGTTCAGGGTATCATGGAGGGTCGCGAGTATTGGTATGATGCAGGCGCCAACACATGGCGCGTTGAACAGATGGCTGAGAGTATGAAGCAGATGTCATCAAAGGAACTGGAAGAGCGAAAGCTCGACGCATTCACTGAATATATGAGGCTACTTCTAAAGTAGCAGTTTTTATAAATAGATCCACATCGGTAAGAAGTACCGTTCTTACAGGGGAGTCGAATAATGAGCAAGCAAAGTCTAGAAAGCGCGATCCGATCGATCGCCGAAGGTGCCGAATCGGGTACGCAATCTCCAAAGGTTGCAACGCCAGGTCAGGCTGAGCTACCGTCAGAAGGCAGCGATCCCGGTAAGGGTGGTAACGATCCAAAAACGAAGAGTGGCGTTGAAGCGCCTATGAAGGACAAGCTCCTTACGGATCCAGAATCCAAGCACGCTCTGATCAAAAAGGCAGTTGATGCTACATCAAAGGCCAAGTCACGGAAGTCAGATAATTCTGGTGGCGAGAAGATCCAGAAGGTCAAGGAAGATGATAACTTTGACGATATTGAAGATCTTGATGTAGTCTTTGAGGCCGATTCCGAGGATGTTGATGAAAATACGGAGATCATCGAAGTTGACGAAGACATTTTTGATCTTGTGAATGAGCTTGACGAAGATGAGCTTCGCGGTCGTTACGCAGAGCTTCTTTCCGCTGTTCTTGAAGAAGAAGCTGAAGAAGATGACGACAGTGAGATGGTTGAAGAGACTGTCTCGGATATTCGCCGTCGAATCACATCAGCCGATCTTGATCTTTCCGAAGACATGAGCGCATTGTTCGGAGACGAAGATCTTACTGAAGATTTCCAGAAGAAGGCAAAGACGATTTTCGAAGCAGCAGTTCTTGTACAGGTCAATGGAAAGCTCGATGAGCTTGAAGAGTCCTTTAAGACTGAGCTTGCTGAATCGATCGAGATTCACGAATCAGAGCTGACATCAAAGATTGATGAGTATCTCAATTACGTTGTCGAAGAGTGGATGACCACGAATGAACTAGCAGTTGAACGCGGACTTCGATCCGAAATGACTGAAGAGTTCATCTCAGGTCTCCATAATCTCTTTACAGAAAGTTACATTGACGTTCCAACGGAGAAGGTTGATGTTCTTGACGAACTGGCATCAGAGATTGATGAGCTGAAGGTTGCTCTTAACGAGCAGATTGAAGCTAATATTGATCTTGTGTCTGCACGCAATGAGGCCATTTCCGAGAGCATTCTCGTAGATGAGCTTTCGGGGCTTGCTGATAGTCAGATCGAGAAGGTTGCTACCCTTGCTGAGAACATTACGTTCGAGGACGGGGATCAGTATCGTGAAGCAATCAATATCCTGAAGGAGAGTTATCTCCCACAGAGTGTTGTTGTAGGAGAAGAAGATGACTCAGACGTAGACGAGGAGTTCTCACAGGTTCTTGATGAATCTGCGGAAGCACCAAAGTTGGACAATACAATGTCCAAGTATGTCCGCGCTCTTGGTACTCAGCTTAGCTAAAATTAGTACGGGTTATTGAAGACTTGATAACTTATAAATAAAGAAGATAAAGAAGATCAGGGAATACTACAAGGGCCCTGAATATTTCACAGAAGGAGTAATCAATGTATCTTTCAGAGGAACTACAGTCAAAGTGGGCCCCTGTTCTGAATCACGAAGACATGCCGGCAATCACTGACCGATATCGGTCAGCGGTAACGGCCGTTCTTCTTGAGAACCAAGAACAGGCAATTCGCGAACAGAGTCTTCATGAAGCACCAACCAACTCTGGTGGTGGCTTGGGTGCCAGCAGCGGCGTCGATTCTTACGATCCCGTTCTCATCTCGCTCGTTCGACGTTCAATGCCTAACCTGATTGCGTATGACATCTGCGGCGTTCAGCCAATGACCGGTCCTACAGGCCTGATCTTCGCGATGTACGCGAACTACTCAGCCAGTGACACGGCTACACCGCGTCGTGCAAACGAAGCGCTGTTCAACGAAGCGAACACTGCGTTCTCTTCGACTGCTGCGGGCGGGGCCATTCCTGCTGGTGCTGATTCTCATGCGGGATCGCACTCAATTCTTGATACGGCCGAAACGGGTAGTGGTATGGCTACTAGTGATGCTGAAAACCTCGGCACTACTGCGGGTGGTCAGATTGCTGAAATGGCATTCTCGATTGATAAGGTCACAGTGACCGCGAAGTCACGAGCCCTCAAGGCAGAGTACAGTGTTGAACTTGCTCAGGATCTCAAAGCGATTCACGGACTTGATGCAGAGACGGAGCTTTCAAATATCCTCTCCGCTGAAATTCTTGCTGAGATCAACCGCGAAGTCGTTCGCTCGATCAACAAGACAGCAACGTCGGGTGCTGCGACTAACACAGCAACCGCTGGTGAGTTTGATCTTGATGTTGATGCCAACGGTCGATGGTCGGTCGAACGCTTCAAGGGACTTATGTTCCAGCTTGAGCGTGAAGCTAACCAGATCGCAAAGGCGACTCGACGCGGGAAGGGTAACATGATTATCTGCTCGTCAGATATCGCTTCTGCTCTCTCGATGGCTGGTCTTTTGGATCACACTCCAGCACTGAAGGACAACCTTCAGGTTGATGACACGGGCAACACGTTTGCTGGTGTTCTCAATGGTCGATTTAAGGTCTTCATTGATCCTTACTTCACCACAGATGGTACGGAATACTTCACGGTAGGTTATAAGGGATCGAGCGCATATGACGCTGGACTCTTCTACTGCCCATACGTTCCGCTCCAGATGGTGCGAGCCGTTGGTGAGAATTCGTTCCAGCCAAAGATCGCATTCAAGACCCGCTACGGCATGGTTGCTAACCCATTCGCCACAACGGGTGGTGCGGGCACGGTTGACCTGAACGATGGGGCCGGTGTTGCTGCTGCTAACCGCAACATCTACTACCGCTCGGTTTTGGTCCGCAACCTTATGTAGCATCGAACCTGATCGCTAACGCGATTTAGGGACAGAATAGGGGGACAGCCTTTCGGGGTTGTCCCCTTTTTTTGTGGGACTAAATAGTTACATGGAACCACGCAAGAAGCTCAAGTGGGAATATGCTTCCCCTGAAATAGTTGAGAGATGTACCGATCGCGCACAATGGATAATTGAGCGCGGATATGTTGATGTGCGTGAAGAATCAACAGAAGCTCTTGCCAAGCGCATATACTACGCAGAGGATGATGACGATGCCACAGCCTGATAATATCAACATGTTGTCTAATCTTGGATTTCGATTCAATGTGCGAAAGCTGCCAACCGTCAGTTGGTTTATTCAGAATGTGAATTTGCCGGGAATGACCGTCCCTGAAGCAGAACATCCAACTCCTTTTCAGATCGGTTATCGCCCTGGGCGAACGGTTGAATTTGATCCGTTGGTTGTTGACTTCAAGGTAGACGAAGACCTAAAGACATTCATTGAACTTGTGGATTGGTCCCGTGGCATTGGTTTCCCTGAAAGCTATAAAGAGTATGCCGACAATGTATCAACCGGTGGGCCAGATGCGGTTATGTCTGATGCTACATTGATGATCTTCAACTCAAATATGGTTGCCACACATAACATTACGTTCATTGATATGTTTCCGATTAACATCTCCCCGCTCCAGTTTAACTCTACTTCCACTGACGTTGATTATCTTTCCGTCACGGCATCCTTCCGATATCTTCGATACGATATTTCTACAGTTTCTTCATAATAACACTTGACAAATCCCAAAAAGGGAGTATAATATGTATATGGAAAGGTAATAAATCATACAACATGACATTAAGTGACATTGAAGATGAGTGGCAAAAGGACAAGGCAATGGATTCGACATCCCTCGATGTTGAGTCGCTGAAGATCCCCGACCTGCATCACAAGTACCATAAGATGCTATCTGCTGAGAATGCAGTATACCGCAGAATGATGGCACGAGTTGAAGAGGTAAAGACTCTTCGCTGGATGTATTTCTCGGGTAAGTTAGATGAAGATGCCCTAAAAAAGTATGAATGGGATCCTTTTGATTTAAAGGTAATGAAGCAGGATACTCAACGATTCGTTGATGGTGATCCCGTCCTAAATAAGTATGTGATTGAGCTTGGAGATCAGAAGGAAAAGATCGACCTGATCAAGAGTATTATGTCTCAGGTCAATAATCGATCCTTTCAGATCAACAATGCGATAAAGTGGCAGCAGTTCCTTACCGGCGGATAAGCGAACTCAACTAACGGGGCAATACAATGGCAGAACAGAAGACGGCGCAGAAGACAGAGGATGCTCCAGAGGAGCAGCCCGAAGAAACAACATCGGATACAGCAGACACATCAGAAATTGATAGTCTGTTAGATGCCATCGATGATGTTCTAGAGGAGAATGCTGAAGAGTTCGTTAAGAGCTTTGTACAGCGTGGTGGCGAATAGCTACCAATCCTCTTCATTATGTCTGATATTGAGCTGACAAAAATAAATGAGGTATATCTCCATGTTAGTGGGGAGCCTCACATCCTCGCCGAGATGGGGGACCACTTTACATTTATGGTCCCCGGCCACCAGTTTATGCCCGCGTTTCGCAACCGGATCTGGGATGGCAAGATTAGAATTTTGGATGTTCGTAATCACACGATATACGGTGGGTTGCTTCATCATATTGAGCAGTTTGCTCAGGATAGAGATTACGATATATCCTATCCGTCTGACCTGAACATAGCATCGTCGTTTAGCCTGATGGAAGCCAATGATTTCGCGAACACACTTAACCTGCCCTTCGAGCAGCGCGACTATCAAACAGAAGCTTTTGTTTCCTGTGTTCGTGATCACCGCAAGCTCATTCTTTGTCCAACTGGCTCCGGTAAATCGCTGATCGCATATCTACTGACGCGATACTATCAGCAACAATGTGAAGGGAAGATCCTAATTATTGTCCCCACGATTTCGCTCGTTCATCAGCTATACAGCGACTTTGATGACTATGCGCGTAATGATGAATGGAATGCGGAAGAGAGTGTTCATCGTATTTCTGGTGGTAAGTCAAAAGATACAGACTTGCCTGTCGTCATATCAACATGGCAGTCTGCATATAAGTTGTCAAAGAAATGGTTTGATCAGTTTGATGTTGTTATTGGTGATGAGGCACATCAGTTTCAAGCCAAGTCCATTCAAACGATGATGACGAAGATGACTAATGTTAAGTTTCGTTTCGGTATGACGGGAACAATTGCCGATGCCAAGACTCATTCTCTGGTGCTTGAAGGATTATTTGGTCGCATTCGCAAAATAATTAAGACAAAGGACTTGCAAGATGATGGACACCTTGCTAAACTACAGATCAAGGCTGTCGCACTAAAGTACCCGAAAGAGCAATGTCGCGAAGTGGTGAAGATGAAGTACCACGAAGAGATTGACTTTCTGATAGGCAACCATAAGAGAAATATCTTTATTCGTAACCTAACACTTTCACTTTCGGGGAATACGTTACTACTATTCAACTTCGTTGAGAAGCATGGCAACGTGCTATATCGTATGATCGAAGAAAAGGCAGAAAACAAGCAAATATTCTACGTCTGGGGTGGCACTGCCGCAGAATTGAGGGAACAGGTCCGTGCCATTACAGAAGATAATGATGATGTAATAATTATTGCTTCGGCGGGTGTTTTCAGTACAGGAGTAAATATCAAGAATCTGCACAATGTAATCTTCTCGCATCCGGGCAAGTCAAAGATCCGAGTGCTTCAAAGTATCGGTCGCGTTCTCCGAACTACAGAAACAAAGAACGCAGCAACTCTATATGATATTGTAGACGACTTAACAACTGGGAGTAAAAAGAACTTCGCAACAACTCATTTCATTGAGAGGCACAAATATTATGTCGCAGAGAAATTTCCAGTCAAATTGTACAAAGTGGAGATCAAATGATAGCAGTAGATAATATGAAAGTTCACTATATTGTATTAGTGGATGGTACAGAATTAATGGCAAAGACAACTGGCGCAGATTGGTTTGGATCTGTTCGATTATGGGACGCCTGTGTGATGGTGATGGATGAATACACATACTCACCTCCCCTTATTCGAAAATGGCTACCTTTCACGGAAGATCCCGATCAACCGATTAAGCTTACACCGTCGAGCATTACAACGTATTTTGCCGTAAACTCAGAAATGTCGGATTGGTATAAAGACTCCCTCGAAAGTATTAATAATCGCACCGAAAAGTTAAAGGGTCAGTTGGATATGATCAACTCATCAAAAACATCGGAAGATTATGATGAAGAGACAAACGAACCTGAACTTGATGAGTTTCTTAGTGAGTTCATGACACGAGATATGAAAGGGACAATTCACTAATGCAGCGCCGTAATAATCAAGAGCAATCAAAATCTCATTATGTAGATAACAAGCAGTTCTTTGCTGCTATGGTTGAATATAATGCGAAGATAATTGAAGCAGATAATAATGATGATCCTCGCCCAAGAATCCCTGATTACATTGGGGATTGTTTTATGAAGATCGCTACGCATCTTTCATACAAACCGAACTTCATCAACTACACTTACAGAGACGATATGATCATGGATGGTGTGGAGAACTGTATCCAGTATATCTACAACTTTGATCCCGAGAAAACGCAGAACCCATTCGCGTATTTTACACAGATCATCTGGTATGCGTTTCTTCGGCGTATTCAGAAAGAGAAGAGGCAACTCTATGTTAAGTATAAGCAGCTTGACAATCTTGATTTGGAAGAAGCCATTGCACAGGGTGGAACTACTCGTAAGACTAATATTCGAGAAGAACACGCAGCCCGTAACGAGTTCATCAAGAACTATGAAGAATCACTGAAAGAGCAGCGCGAAAAGCAACGGAAGGTTAAGGCGAAGCGCGAACGAACATCCAATGGGGCTTCTTTGTTCGTGGAGGAAAAATGAATATTATTACAATATTTTTGGGTGCTATTATATTATTGATCATGATCCTTTTGATCAAAAGTCCAATATAAAATAGGAGACTTGATTTGAGTAAAAACTTAGTCGCTTTAATTACCGATACACATTTCGGCGCTAGGAACGATAGTCCAGTATTTCTTGATTACTTTATGGACTTTTATAACAATGTGTTCTTTCCTTATCTCAAGGACAACAACATATCAACTGTGATTCATCTTGGTGATATATGTGATCGTCGTAAGTATATCAACTTTCGCACGCTTCAGACGTTCCGTGATGATTTTATCTTTCGTCTATGGCGAGAGAAGATCGACACACATGTCATCATTGGAAATCATGACCTACATAACAGAAACGACTCCAATATCAATTCGATGACAGAACTGTTCACGACATTTGAAGGTGAATGTGAGCCTTGGGTATATCAGGAGCCAACTGAAGTTGAGATCTGTGGTAAGAAGATTCTGTTCGTTCCGTGGATCAACGAAGACAACCGCGAACGAAGTCACAAGCTGATCACGGAGACGGACGCTGCTGTCGTGATGGGTCACTTGGAGCTTTCTGGTTTTCAGATGCACCGAGGCGCGCCCAATATTCATGGCCAAGACCCGTCGATCTTTGATCGCTTTGATAAGGTGATGACTGGTCATTATCACCACAAATCGGATGACGGCACAGTCTTCTATTTGGGCGCGCCATATGAAATGACGTGGAGTGATTATCAAGATCCGCGCGGCTTCCATGTGTTCGATCTGGATGATCATGATCTAAAGTTCATCGAGAATCCATACCGTATGTATCACAAGATATTCTATAATGATAGCAAGAAGTCCCTTGAAGATATGATGTCGGATGACTTTGAGCGATATCGAAATCGATGTGTCAAGTTCGTTGTTCAGGATAAGACTAATCCATATTGGTATGATATGGTGCTTGATAAGTTGTATAAGGCTTCGCCATTCAATGTTGCGATTGTTGAGGACTACAGTGATGATCTACTATCCACTACAGCACAGCAGACTGTAGATCAAGCGCAAGACACAATGTCGATCTTGACTTCGTATGTTGATAGTATGGAAGTGAGTCGAAAGAATGATATTAAGGACTTGCTTGCCGGACTTTACTCTGAAGCACTAACGAGAGAGGGGGACTGATGGTAACATTTGAGGAACTGACATACAAGAACATCTTGTCTACCGGTGACTATCCTACGGTCATTGATCTGTCCAATAACCAGACCACGTTGATTATGGGCGATAATGGATCAGGCAAGTCTACGATTTTGGATGCTCTGACATTCGTTCTTTTCGGGAAACCTTTTCGTAAGGTGAACCGCCCGCAGTTGGTTAATAGTATTAACGAACGGGATCTTGTGGTTACTATCAACTTTACCATCGGAGCAAAGCAATACCATGTGGTACGGGGAATCAAGCCAAATGTCTTTACGATCACTTGTAATGGAACTGAAGTTCCGTGCCCTGCTGCTGCCAAAGACTATCAGGATATTCTTGAAAACCAAATCCTCGGATTCGGGTACAAGTCATTCTGTCAAGTCGTTATCCTCGGTAGCTCCACCTTCGTTCCCTTCATGCAGTTGCCCACTGGCCAGCGACGAGAGATCATCGAAGATCTTCTCGACATCGCAATCTTCGGGCAAATGAATGACGCGCTAAAGACGCGCGTTGCTGACCATAAAGATGAGGTCAATGGTGTTAAGTCTGGTATTGACCTAAAGGATCAGTATATCGATCTACAGTCAAAGACACTTGACTCAATTAAGAGGTCAAATAACACAGAGGTTGATGAGCTGCAACAGAAGATTGGCGATCACACCAAAACAATTGCTGCCGGTGAAGCTTCGTTGAAAAGTCTTGACTGTAGTATCAATGAACTGGCTGCGCATGAAGACTATGCTCGTCTTGATTTTCACACCAAGAGTCTCGATAAAGCAAAGAGCATTCGGTCCAAGCTGGAAGGAAAGGTTGCTGGATATGATAAGCAACTCAACTTTCTCCATGACCGAGATGACTGCCCGATGTGCGAGCAAACAATTGATTCGGCATTCAAGCAGTTTGCTGCGAAGACCAAGACCACCGAGCGCGATGAACATCAGAAACATCTAGGTGACCTAACGAAGAGGATCGCCGATATTACACGCATGATCGATCATGGGAATGTACTGAAGAATGAAATCGCAACGACTACTACTCAGATAACTAATATCAACTCAGACATAAGGGCCACACAGCGTATCATCGATTCATTGAACGAGCATCTCACAAAGGTTGGTTCGCAGAAGGATACGGCAGACATTGAGGCAGGGATTACCGAAGCACAGTCCGCTCGACGCGAACTTGAAAGTCAGAAAGAGGAACTGGCTTCGCGCGCCGAAGTGTACAAAGCAGTTGGCGGACTACTGAAGGACAGTGGGATTAAAACTCTGATTGTTAAACAATACCTACCGATCATCAATCGACTTGTCAATCAATACCTTGCCAAACTCGACTTCTTCGTGAAGTTTCACCTCGACGAGAACTTCACCGAAACAATCCTCTCTCGACATCGGGATGATTTCAGCTATGCGTCATTTAGTGAGGGTGAGAAATCGCGCATCGACCTTGCCCTTCTGTTGACTTGGCGTGCCATAGCCAGAATGAAGAATAGTTGCTCTACTAATCTGCTCATTCTTGATGAGATATTTGATAGCTCTTTGGACGATGGAGGACTTGCGGAAGTGACCAAGATACTGTATAATCTAGGCGAAGATCAGACAGTCATTGTTGTGAGTCATAAGGGTGACCAGATTGCCGATAAGTTCAAGAATACGATGCGATTTGAAAAGGTGCGCGGATTCTCTAAGATTGTATCGGGAATATAATGGCAGGTAAAGACGAAACGGAAATGAAGGCGTGGCAGCATGGTGTCCCCCTTGAAGTTCTCAAAGACATAGAAGGATGTTATCGTGAATATAATGAGTTTGCCTGCTCACCCTTCAGTGAAGTCAAGAAGCATAGGATTGCTGAATCAATTGCTGATGGTAGTTATGTAAATCATGGATTCTGCCGATATAATATCAAAGAAGCAAAGGTCAAAGGCAAGATTAATATGTATGGGAAAGTTACCATTGGTGAGAAGTTGCCTGGTGATTTGACGATCACTAACTTGTCACTGTACTCTGGTAACGGTAGATATTTCCGAGATGCTACCAAAACAATTGAACACCTTCACTCCATCAATGAACCTTGCTGGGCTTTTGCATGGGCAGATTGGATAGTTCAGAACGAGGTACTTCGCGAGGCTGGATTTCACAAGGTAGGAACGAAGATCACATCGTTTGCTGAGATATACACGGTATATTTCAAGAATGGCACACCTTCGGGAGCCACACTGTTTGATGACACACGAAACCATCCTGTGATTGATCCACTTGAGCGAAGCACTCTAGATCAGATGGCCATCCCGCCGGGTGAGATTACTCCACATATCACTAAGCTACAAGATCAACTAAACGATCTCGGCCTGACCTTCACTGATCACTACAGCAACTACAACGACAAGCATTCATGGGGAGCCTTGTCTTTGCGCGGATACACCGATGATCCATCATTCATCACCAAACCATCCGAGATGAATAACAAATGGAAAAAGGAACACGCTGGTGTGACCTTTGCGCTTCAGGATACATTACTTCGCTCGCAGCTTCCTGCTGTCGAGGATCTTCTGAAACTGATCCCCGGCATCCATCATCGCATCCGTTTAATGCGACTAACACCCAATGGTGGAGAGCTTCGCCGACATACAGATCAGGTTGATTCTGATGCTGGTGTCGCAGAAGGACAACTTCTTCGTTTCCACTTCCCGATCATCACAAACGAGGATGTGAAGTTTATGATGTGGGACACATACAATCAGCCAAAGGAAGTGAATATGGTCGTAGGTTCGTTATGGTCAATCGACACGCGCAAACCACATACGGCTGTCAACAATGGAACAGAAGATCGCATTCACCTTGTTGTTGATGTTGAAGCTGACCCCGATCTTCGGGGAATGGTATATGATGCACTCTACCCTCTTTAGGAGATTTTGATATGAAACGAGTATATGATGATATGTTTTCACGCATCCCACTACGCGCGATCGGTGGTGAAAAATACTCATACGATTGTTATGGGGACAACTCTCGCTATTTGGATCTAGAATGTAATGTTACGGTCATATTCGATGAAGAAACCGAGCGTATATATGAAGTAATAGTTTGGAATGAGGGCGAGGAAGCTCCCGAGTTTATTTGGAGAGATGATAAATATTCGGATGCCTTTATGGTGGAGATGAGGAAGCGCCGAGGAATTGGTGATACGGAAGATACCGATGATATTATTCGTATGCGCTTGGCAACAACCGAAGACTTTGAGTGTGTTATCGAATCTATCCGCGAGCGCTTCGTTGATAGTGATACGATGGAAGGAAAGGGTCACCGATCTTGATGGAACCAGATATCCAGCATACTATTAATAATATCGAAAGCCGATATCATCGTGATCATTCGGTGAGTGGAGTGTCGTTTGTTGCATATAGAGAACCACCCGGTAATCGCCTTGCAACAGATGATGACAATGCACTATACACTGGATTACACTTAGCCGCAATGTCATATAGACATCAAGTCTTCTATATCGATCGATTCAGGCGCCCGGGCCAGAATTCGCGCGATCAATCTATTGCCTTTGTCCACGATGCGCTTGATGGAATTGAGCTGTTAACGACTGTCACCGGAACACCTGGCGTTCTCGTTCGTCAAGTTTTTCCGCTTGATGGTGCCTGGGCGCGTATTGGATACGATCCCGTTGCTTCATTAATGGGATCAGGAAACACTTTTGGTGATCGCATCCGCGAGGGTCGCATATATCATGGTGAGTTTAATGGGGAGGATCATGTCTTTCTGACGAAGACAACCAAGGATCAAATCAGTGGTGTGTTGTTTGGCTTAACATGCGCGTGGAAATTTGTTCCTGAAGTTCGATGGCGTGTCAAGGAAATCGTTTCTGATCTGTGGGATAGGATGCAAGTAACAGACTACTCTCTTGTGGATCACCGAGGCAATACTCACGGAACATCAGCCCATAAACTTGATGCCCCGCTCCGGGTTTGTTTGGATGCGCTATATTCAGCCGCAGTAAAACCATATGGTGATAGACCCGATAGCGTGTTCTTCAATCCATGTATCAACTGGATAATGACATTACACTACAATCGAACAATTCAGAACACTTACACATATAATCTCAATCTAATGATTGCACACTCTCTTATGCTGCTGAACCCTTTTCACGACTGTGGGTCTGGTGTTCGTCGATGGAGAGATAAACTACATAGTATGGTGGAGCATGATAATAACCCACACTTTGATCTGCTTGCCGGACACACTCAACTCTCCCCTGCTTCTTATAATTCACTGAAGAGGAGAATTAACGAGCCGTACTATAAAGGATTTTGCTGGTCGCGCGACCCAGATGAATGGTTCGGTGTATACAGTGATAAGATTGGACCAGGCATCGATGCCATGTTACCATATTGGATGATGCGCTATAATGAAACGATGAGGACCGCGCGATGAGTTTATTTGAAATGACAGCCGAAGATTACCTAAAAAAAGTTGAGGGATGGTCTGACCCCAATCCCGATCCGATCATCGCAGAACATGATGGGATCTTCGTTGTGCGCGACGACCTGCTGACAAACGGATCGAAGACTCGCGCCCTCGACTATATGATCGGTCATGCACCAGAGTATGCAGACATTGATGAGTGGTGCTTTGGAGCGTGCCCGGCTGTTGGATATGCTCAAATTTCTTTGCCAAGGGTGTGCGGTATCTATGGCAAGAAAGCACATATCTTTATGGCGAAAAGGGATATGAGCAATTTGCATCCCAACCAACATACGGGGCGCGCTCTTGGTGCCAAGTATCATTGGATACCTAATGGATATCTTTCGGTGACTAAAGCGCGTTGTCGTGAGTATGTCGCAAAGGATCCTGAACACCGAATGGAGTTTCCGCTTGGGCTTGAACACCCGACTGTGACTGGATCTATGATCAAGGTAGCAAGACGTATTGATATTCAACCAGATCATGTGTGGAGTGTTGGTAGTTCGGGGACACTGAATCGCTCGCTTCAACTTGCTTGGCCAGACGCCAATTGCTTTGTGGTCGGTGTTGGTCATGGGATGGACGAGCGCGAGATCGGAAGAGCCACCCATATCCGCTCGCCCTACAAGTTCACCCAGAAAGTCAAGCCTGCCGATGCTCCGCCGTTTGATAGCGTGCCAGAATATGATGGCAAAGCGTGGAGTGTCATGCACGAATACTATGAGAGTAATGAGAAGCCGCCTGTTGTTCTTCTATGGAATGTTGCCTGAAGGATAAAATCGTATCCTTTTATGAAGAAACCACTTGACAACCCCGAAAAAGGGACTATAATATAGCATATGGAAAATCACTTCTACACCAGAAACGCAGCATTGCTTGACGACCCAGCAATCAACATCCTCTTTGAAGAGTCGATGTCGATGAGTGATGATGAGTTCTCAGACTGGACACGACAACTTCGCAAGGTCATCGCCAAGACTTGGGATGAGGGTATTCCGCCTCGCAACGGGCTTGATGAACAAGGCATCATTCGTCAGTTAGATCGAATGTCTACTTATCCGGTTCATGAGTTTCTAACTGAGGATATCCTAACGGGCGACAAGAATGTTATTCGCAATGAGACGAATATTGGAAACGTGGCAAACCAATGGTATCCCGGTATGCTCCAGACGAGAATTGCATACAGCAAAGACTTGAGTAAGGCAAAGTCAGTATATGATTGGGTTATTGATGATAGTCTTCACGAACGCTTTCTGAAGTATGTCCGCCGTCATTATCAGCGAGATGGATTCTATCACTATTCTTTGCCTGTGCGACGGAATAATGAGAAAGATTTCCTATTTCATACTGAGAGTGGTGAGGAGTGGGTAAAGTGGTTTGAAGATAATAAAAGACATTATTTGGAAGATGACTACTGGCTAGCCCCCAAACGTCTGGATATGGGGTATACAGGCGCTGCTGAGGACTCCGAAATCGAGCATGAGCTTTTTATTCCGAAAGAGCGTATCTCGGACCTCCCGATACCTGAATCGTCCAAATGCAACATGGGAAACCCAGATGATTGTGATGGATACCAGATCAGATACTACAAGTTAGGGCAAAGAATATTCCCGTTGGGTCTCAAAACCTTCCGTGTTTCGTTCTGCCAGTATGCGGTAAACTTCCCACCACTGACTGCTCGATATCTCTATGAGCGGTACACTGAACATATCAAGGATCAGGATGAGATTAACATTTATGATCCATCAATGGGTTGGGGCGGTCGTATTCTTGGTGCCATGGCAGTTAAGGATGATCGGAACATTCAGTATATTGGCACAGATCCGAATACCGATCATAATCTACCAGACGGATCAACGAAGTATTCCAATTTAGCTGATTTCTATAACACTCGTACAAATAGAGCAAACTCCCTATTTCCTCATACGAATAAGTATGCTATATTTCAAGTGGGATCGGAAGTAATAGGGAATGATCCAGATTTTCAGAAGTATCGAGGGAAGTTGGATATGGTATTCACTAGCCCTCCGTACTTTGCCAAGGAAATCTATTCCGAAGATCCCGAGCAATCGGCACACAAGTTCGATTCATATGATGCATGGCGCGATGGATTCCTTCGCCCGACACTGAAAACTGCTGTTGAGTTTTTGCGATCCGATCGATATCTATTGTGGAACATTGCCAACTGCATATTTGATAATGAAACTCTTCCGCTTGAAACCGACAGTCGCAACATCCTTGAAGAGTTAGGGATGGAGTATGTGGAAACATTGAAGATGAGTCTATCGACTATGCCTGGTGGAAATCGCGTGGACGAGGAAGGTAAACCGCGCACCGAAAGTTTTGTCCGTATTAAGAAAGCCGCTGGCGGTGAGATGTATCGCAAGTATGAGGCTGTTTTTGTGTACCGCAAACCTTAACATATATACTGATTGAAAGACTTCCAAAGGAGACATAAAGTTGAGTGAAGAATCCGAAGAAAACATAAGATTGTCGGAGCAGATCAGTCAGATGATGGATGAGCATGATGAGACCATCGTCATGAATCAAAAGCTGGAATATACGCTCACCCAGGCAAAGAAAAAGATCGGAGAGATGCGCGCCGAGCTTGAGCGTCTTTCAACTCCACCAAGCATCTACGCTTCATATCTATCCATGAACGAAGATGGCACTGCTGAAGTTATTGCCAATGGTCGGCGAATGCGATGTAATGTTTCCATCAACATCAACCCAGACGATCTTACTCGCGGCCGCTACCTCCTAATGAACGAGCAGATGGTCGCACTTGAGTTGGGTCCGTATGCTGATGCAGGCGAGATTAGTAAGGTTATCGATGTGCTTGATGATGGTCGTATCATCATTGAAGGTCGAATGGATGAGCGTAAGATCATTTACCTCCGCGAAGGCCTAGTGGTTGATGATAACCGACCACTCAAGGCTGGGGATGAGGTTCTTGTTGACCCACAATCCGCACTTGCTTTGGAGTATGTCTATCATGAAGATGCTAAGGACGCTCTTCTTGAGAAAGTTCCTGATGTGACATATGATATGATTGGTGGCGCAGGTGAAGCGATTGAAATCGTCCATGATAGTGTCGAGCTTCCATACAGATACCCAGATGTGTTTGCTGAGTTTGAGCTTGAAGCTCCAAAGGGTATTCTGCTATACGGCCCGCCTGGGTGTGGTAAGACGATGATCGCGAAGGCAATCGCAAATAGTCTGGCAACAAAGGATGGCCAGGCGCAGTTTATGAACATCTCCGGCCCTGAGCTTCTGACGAAGTGGGTTGGCGAGTCGGAGCGGAAGATCCGCGAGCTATTCCAACGCGCGCGCGAAGCCGCTACTCCTGAGAGCCCTGTAGTGATCTTCTTTGATGAAATGGAAAGTCTCTTTAGGATGCGAGGCTCAGGTCGATCTTCCGATATGGAAAGCACGATTGTGCCTACTCTTCTTGCAGAACTTGATGGTGTAGAGGGTCTACATAATGTTCTTGTCATCGGCGCGACTAACAGACAAGATCTTGTTGATCCTGCTGTACTCCGCCCTGGTCGTCTAGACATTAAGATCAAGCTTGATCGACCTAACGAGGAGGCATCAACAGCTATCCTTTCCAAATATCTACACGCAGCTCTTCCGCTGGATGGGGATGTAGATGCGATGATCAAGACGGCAGTTGATTACATCTTTGAAGAGACTGACGATAAGCGATTTCTTGAGATTAGTTACTCAAAGGGGGATCGTGAGACATTGTACTTCCGCGACTTCATCTCCGGTGCTATGCTTGAGAATATTGTATCCAGAGCAAAGAAGACTGCTGTCAAGCGTCATATTGGCGGCGAGACTAATGGTATCAGTAAGGAAGATCTGCGCGCAGCGGTTGATCAAGAGTTTAAGGAAGCCAAGGATCTCCCGAACACATCGGATGCATCCGATTGGGGTAAGATTACCGGCCGCAAGGGGGACGAGATCGTCAAGGTCCGATCACTTGTCCATGACCTGGCAGACGACAAGAAGGTGAAGGTGGAAGATCATCGCGCCGGCGGTCAATACCTGTAGAACCTAGAACGCCCCCGCAACAATACAGTGCGGGGGCGTTACTTGGCGCTTATGGTCTCGCTGGTCGATTTGGGCGTCTTCCTTTGAGGAGCTGCATCCTCCGTCGCACACGTTTCTGCGCTTCGCTGGATTTGCTTTGTGTCTTTGCGGACATTTCCGCTGCACTTTTCGATTTTTTTCGTAACGTTGATTGCTGGAAGTTCCCTTGTGTTGTTCTTACGACACCCTTCCTTACTTGGGGAGAGTTTGACTGTTGAGGGGCATCT